ATGTTTCACAAAATCGTCAGACTAAATAATATTAAGCAATTAAATCATTTATCACCTCCAGATCATGGATTTGGGATGTTAAATTTAATTTATGGCAACAATGGCTCAGGAAAATCAACAGTCTGTAAGATTCTTAATTTACTTAATGAAAAAGACAGTTCATTGTTAGATAAATTAAAATCTATCGAGTGTAGTGTGAGCGATAATGTTGATTTTAATTTTTTATTTATGGAAAATGAAAAACAGAAATCTATCACCAGTAAAAATATAGCAGAGCTTAATTGGGGTTTTAAAGTATTTAATCAAGACTTCATCGATAATAATGTGTATGCTGGCTCGAAGGTAGTCAGTAGTAATTTAAAAAACTATCATGATTTTTGCTTGGGTGATGCCTCTGTTGAAAAACAGAATGAGATAAATCTACTTAAAGCTGAAAATGAAACAAATATAAACTTGGCAAATGGGATAAAACAAAAGATTGAGTCAAAATTCAATTTCAAAATCGACTTGAAAAATGTCATTAGAATAAAAGAAAAGAAAAAATTTGATGTGGAAGCCGAACTTGAGAGTTTAAATAAAAAACTCATAGATATATCTGATGTGTCAGTTATTAAGCTAAGGGCAAAACCCAAAAGAATATCATATATAAGACCTTCAGTTAATTTGAGGTTTTTTGATATTTCATTAGATAAAATATCTAAAGATGCTAAAGTGAAAGTTGATGCTCATATAGCGGATCATTTGAAAGAAAGGGATATTGCATGGCTTGAAAATGGAGTCGCGTTAATAACAGATAAAGAAAACTGTCCTTTCTGCGCACAGCCCCTAAGTAAGTCGCCAATATTTTCGATGTTCACGGACTTTTTGGGTAGCGAGTATGATAATGCCGTTTCAAAATTCGAAAGCGATAGCTCTAGTGCTTATCTCAAACTCTCAGAGAGCTGTAGTGCGTTGGAAGGGTTAAAAAACGTTATAGAGAGTAATCAGGTAGCAATAAACACATGGAAAGATAAAGTTCAACTGTCAGATTTAAATTACGATACACACTTTGTGGTTGAATGTTTTTATGATCTATTAGCTGAGCTAGATAAATCTATAAATCAGAAATTAAAAGATATTTTTCATTTCGTAGACTTTTCTATTCTTGAGTCGAAATTCGATGCGTTATTTAATCAGATTGATTTTGACACATACAATCAAAATATTGATAAATTGAATTATGTAATCGATAACTACCTCATGACTCTAGATAAAGAAAGCATAGATGATGTTAAAAGAAATATATTAGATGCAGAAAACTATAAACTAAAATATCAAAAGGATACACTTGCTGATTTAGAGAGTTATGCATCTTACGAGAAAAAAAGAAAGGACAATGAGGCAAGGATTAAATCACTAAGAGAAGAGATAGCAACGGAACAAGAAGAGTTGATATCAAAGCATAAAACTGAAATTAATAATCTATTAGTTGGATTCAATAGCAATATTAGAATAATTGATATAAATAGGGATAATAAAGCAGGGGGGGGCAATACTAGATTTAAATTCAAAATTGCTTTTCTGGGAAAGGAATTGTCTTTGGAAAATGAAGAGGAAAGTAAATTTTTACTTACTGAAGCTATGAGTATGGGAGATAAGTCAGCTTTGGCTTTAGCATTTTTCCTTTCTAAATTTAAAAATAAAGTTAATAAAAATGACATAATAGTGTTTGATGACCCAATGTCGTCACTAGATAGCCATAGAAGAAATAAAACGATAGTTGAATTGTCTGATATATTACATAAAGGAACGCAAGTTTTTGTATTCAGCCATGACGCTACTTTTTTAACCGATATGAGAAAGTATTCAGGTAACTCGACCTTCACGAAATGTTATGAGTTATTGGTTAATATTAGTGATTTAGATGAATTCGATAAAAATAGCTCAAAAGTATTTAAATCTAAAATGGTTTATAAAAGTGATTTTGACTCCTATGTTAAGCACTCATATGAGCTTGAATATAAGGCATTGCATGCTTTTGTTAAGAATCCAACAGAAGAGGCAAAAGTGGCAACTGCTAGATTGATACGCCCTATATTAGAAGCTTATATGAGGATGCATTTGCCTAATCACTTTACTGAGGGGCATTGGCTTGGCGAAATGATTAATCTTATTAGAAATGAGACTAATGAAAACAGCCCACTGTATGATAGTTCAAATTGTCTTGATAAAATTTCTCAAATCAATGATTTTTCTAAAAATTACCACCATGCTGATGGTTTTGATACTAAAATTAGAGAATTGAATGTACAGGAGTTGCAAGCTATAGCGAAAGATACTCTTATATTCATTACTGGCATTTAATTTAAAGAAAAGTGAGGCTAGGCCTCACTTTGTTCAATTGTTTTTTTTCACATAGGTAGCCCACCAATCCATGAGATCCTTTCTCTGGGATAAATAAGTTGAACGGTTATATGCTCGTCTAACCTCATTTTTATCACAATGGGCTAAAGCAGCTTCTATAACGTCAGCATTAAAACCATGTTCATTGAGCGCTGTGCTTGCGATTGAGCGTAGACCATGTGCTACAAGTTTACCGCCATACCCAATACGTTTAAGAGCCGCGTTAGCCGTTTGGCTGTTCATTGACATTTTGGGATCATTTCTACTTGGAAAAATATGTTCTCGATGAGCGCTAATAGGTCTCATCACATCCAGAATATCTAGGGCTGCAATGGACAAGGGAATAATGTGCTCACGCTTGGCCTTCATCCGTTCTGCTGGAATCGTCCAAAGCTTTGCATCGAGATCGATCTCTGCCCAACGAGCACCGGAGGCTTCAGAAGGGCGCACAAGCGTCAGGAGTTGCCATTCAATGAGACAGCGAGTTGGAACCGATAGATTTGACATGATGAGAGAACGCATCAGCTTAGGCAATTCTTCTGGCCGCAGCGTCGGCATGTTTTGTTTTTTTGGTTTCTCAAATGCCATACCAATACCTGACGCAGGATTGGCATCAATCAAACCGGTGTTAACCGCATAAATCATTATCTCGTTTATGCGCTGCACCAGTCGACGAACAGTCTCAAGCGCTCCACGAGCTTTAATTGGCTCAAGTGCTTCAACCAATATTCGGGCTTTGATTTGCTGAACGGGGATCTCACCAATGGCAGGGAATACATCTTTCTCCAGTGAGCGCCAAATGTCTTTTGCGTAATCAGGGGTAACGCTTTTGCTTTTGAGCTTGAACCAGTTAGCGGCAACGGTAGAAAAAAAACTGTCCAGTGCGATTTGCTGCTGTTCCTCTGCAACTTCGGCCTGAATTTGTGGGTCGATTCCGTTGGCTAATAAGGCAAGGTAATCAGCTCTTAACCCTCGGGCATCAGCAAGCGAAAGTGCAGGAAAGGCACCGAGCCCCATCATTGTTCGCTGCTTTGTTGCCGGGCGTTGATAACGGAAACGCCAGAGCTTTTTCCCGCTGGTTTTCACTATCAGGAAAAGCCCATCGCCATCATGCAGCGTTAGATCTTTCTCTAACGCTTTAGCGCGCAGAACTTCGGTGTTGGTCAGGGGGCGTGTTGTCCGTGCCACTGTGGCCGCTCCTTCATGAATTGGTATACGCTTTTAGGTATACATCCTACTGTATACCTAAACGTATACCAATAATCACCGGATTTAGCCGGATGTTCTCGGACAATGACAGACAAAAAAAAGCCCGCGGGGCTTGTGGACTGCACCCCAAAAGTTGGACACTCAACTGAGTAAGGTGCAGTTTTTTATGGCAAAGCCAAAATATTCCCCTGAAACAAAACTGGCTGTGGTTAATCATTATTTGTCCGGAAAAGACGGAGAAGAGCGTACAGCCGACCGTTTTGGTGTTGAAAGAACTTCCGTCCGTCGCTGGGTCAGGGCGTGGCAACTCCACGGTATGGAAGGGCTGTCAGGGAAAAATAAACATCATTCAGCTGAATTTAAACTCGTCGTCGTCCGGGCGGTTATCCGTGACCACCTGACGATGCGTGAAGCAGCTGCCCGGTTTAATCTCTCTGCAGAAACGCTTGTCCGACACTGGGTCTGCGTGTACAACGATGCCGGAGCGGAAGGACTGCTAAACATTCAACGCGGACGGCCTGGAAAAATGACAAAACAAAAAATCCCCCCATCCCCTACAGATAAAGAACTGGAAAAACTCTCCCCCGAAGAACTCCGGGCTGAACTCCGTTACCTGCGGGCAGAGAATGCCTATCTAAAAAAGTTGAAGGCCTTGGTTCAGAGCGAAAAAAACGGCAGCAAGCCCTGATAATCAGTGAACTGAGGCATAAGCACGCTCTGCGAGACCTCCTGCGCGCGGCAGGCATGTCCCGCAGTACATGGTATTACAATATGAATGCCCTGAAGCAGGTGGACAGGCATGCCGGGCTGAAAGATAAAATCCGTGAGATATACGCCTGGCACAAAGGCCGTTATGGCTACCGCAGGATCACGCTTTCGCTGAGAAAGCAGGGTCTGCTGGTGAACCATAAAACCGTGCAGCGGCTGATGACAGAGCTGTCGCTCCGGTCTCTGATAAGGGCGAAGAAATACCGCTCATGGAAGGGGGAAACAGGCAAGGCAGCCCCCAATATCCTGAGCAGGAACTTCAGTGCATCAAAAGCCAATGAAAAATGGGTTACGGATGTTACAGAGTTCTCGCTGCAGGGTAAAAAGCTGTACCTGTCGCCGGTACTCGATCTTTTTAACCGGGAAATAATCTCCTACAGCCTGTCGGAAAGGCCGGTGATGGAGATGGTTAATACCATGCTGCGGGATGCGTTCTTAAAGCTCGGACCAGACGACGCCCCCTTGCTGCACACAGATCAGGGCTGGCAATATCGGATGGCAGGCTATCAGGCAAAGTTAAAGGCGCAGGGCATGACGCAAAGTATGTCCCGAAAAGGAAACTGTCTGGATAATGCCGTGATGGAAAACTTCTTCGGGACGCTGAAATCGGAGTGTTTTTACCTGAGTCAGTTCAGCAATATCAGCGAACTGAGGAAGGCGATAGAGGATTATATCCGTTACTACAACAACGAGCGGATAAGCCTGAAACTAAAAGGCCTGAGTCCGGTAGAGTACCGGGCCCAGGCTCTGAAGGCCGCTTAATATAAACTGTCCAGATTTATGGGGTCAGTCCATTGTGCCATGCGGGCTTTCTGTACTTCACCGGACGTATCCGGATCATGATTTGGGCTGGCGGGAGTTGAACCCGCGTCCGAAATTCCTACATACCATTTTTAGTATAGTGAAAACAGTTATTTATATTTAAAAACAGTATGTTAGTGTTTTGCAGTGTTTGTCCGTTTTAGGCGTTTTTAATGCTCTGCCGCCAAAATGCCGCCACTAAGTTCCAGGATCTTTAAAGAATTCAGGGTTCTTGTGAGGTATTTCCCTTGATTTGGAAAGTTTATCGTTGAAGTTGAAAAACTTAACTGATGTGAATGTATTTTGATCGATGAAACCATCGTTAATGTGCTTTCTTATAAGTTCATCATTGGAATTGATAATCTCAAAAATGAATAAGCAAATGGTTTCACATGATGAAATTTTCTTTATCATATCGCTATGATTCATAAAACTTGTTTGAATACCACCATCATTCCATCGGTAGACAACCATTTGATTGTAGTGATAACCAGTGATGAATAGTTTTTTGAATATAGATATTATTTTTATTTCGATTTCATGTATGTCTCGCGCCAATTGTTCTTTGAGATGAACATCTTCTACGCCTATAAGAGAATGAAAGTGTAATCGATATGAATCTATATGAAAGTTGATTTCTTCCCAGGTGTTGCTAATAAACTCACAAAGAGATTTGTTTACTTCATTGGATGCGCCTTTATCACTATTTGATGTAATAAAGAGTGAGTGATAAAGTGATAATGGATGTGATACTTTACTTTTTGACTTGTAATCTCCGCATTCAAATTCAATGCTAACATACTTTTCAAATGATTCAGTGACGAATTTTAAATGAGCATAATAGCTATCTGAATAATTTTTTCTCGAGGTTTCAGTTATTTGCTTCTCCACTTGTATTGTTCTATGTATGTTATTTACAATTGCTGCAAGCGGTACTGCAGATGCAAGTAAAAGAAGAGGGAGTTTAGATATCTCCAGAAAATTATTAAATCCAGAAGCTGTAAAGTTTAAGCTGTAATCTTTCCAAATCCAGAGTCCATATATGAGGAATGTATGCAGTGGAATCAATATAGATGCAATAAACAAAGGTTGTTTTAACAAGTTTCCTTCATTTAATTTTATCCAATTATTTCTAAAAAATATAAATCCGTATCCTAGTATGGACAGTAGGGTAACGATAATAAAATACGATGGATTTTGTATGTATACTAAAAAGACCTCTATAGAGGTTAGAATGAGAATATAAATGGTTAGCAGTGATAATTTTTTCATTTTAAACTCACTAGTGGGTTTTTACTTACAGCATCCTCTAAATGATCAGGGGAGAAATGTGCGTATATCATCGTCATCTTAATATCGGCATGGCCTAAAATTTCTTTAAGCACAAGTATGTTTCCGCCGTTCATCATAAAGTGACTGGCGAATGTATGACGCAGAACGTGGGTACATTGACCTTCCGGCAGCTCAATACCGGCCCTCTTTACTGCACGCTCAAAGGCTTTTCTGCACGGCGTGAACAAATTCCCTCGGTTCTTAGGTAGTTCGTCATAGAGATCCTGTGATATCGGAACGGTTCGGTTTTTCTTGCCTTTGGTCTTTGTGTAGGTGATCCGGTATTTCGATAACTGATGGCCCTGCAGGTTTTCGGCTTCACTCCATCGCGCGCCGGTGGCCAGGCATATTTTTGCAATCATCAGCAGACTGGGGCTTTGAGAATCTGCGCAGGCATCTAATAGGCGCTTAATTTCTTCTGGTGTCAGAAACGCTAGTTCGCCCTCTGCGATTTTAAATGTTGGCAGTCCGGCGAGCGGATTGGGAGCTGACCAGTGGCCCAGCTTTTTCAGGGTGCCAAAAACTGATGATAGGTTGCGCTGTTCAAGGTTTACCGTGCGGGGTTTAACAGGTGACATAAGCGCGCCATCTTCATTTCGCACGTCACCTTTTAGCCGCGCTTCGCGGTATTTCGTAAAGTCACCGGCGGTCAGTTCTGAGGCGATGGGATCACCCAAACCATTACAGATAATTCTAAGTTTCGCCATCAGGCGTTTGGGGTCTGCAAGCGTCTGCCCGTAGAGTGAGTGCCATTGCTCAATTACTTCTGACAAGCGCCGACGATCTTCCTTCTCTCCAAGCCATGGCTTTTTATTTACTTCATCCATGGTGAAGTTTTCGAATGCTATGGCCTCGCCTTTCGTCGCAAATTGCTTACGCACGCGTTTGCCGTCGCGCCCGTTCGGGTAGCACTCACACAACCATTTTCCGTTCGGCTGCTTTCTGATCGTCATATCACAGACTCTTAATTACTTTTATAGCACGGCCTACTACCTCGATATCATCAAGGCTGCACTCAAAAGATGACTCACCCTGCTGGACAATTAAGCGATTGCCGGGGATGCGTGCAAGTTTAGCTATCGTTTTTATTCCATCAATATCAACGAGCCATACGCCATTTACTGGTGGAGTGCCGCTACGGTCAACGAGGTAAGAGCCATCGTCTGTATGGATGAGCCACGGATTAGTCATGTTGTGGGGGATTAGACTGTTATCCAATATCACCTTGCCTTGGTCCACTAAAGCGCCACCATCTAATGTGGCCTTATCAATTTCAGGCGCTACAACTTCGGATAACGGTTTGATATGGGTCTGGTTCACAAAACCAAAACTATTTTCCTGCGCGTTATTATCATTTTTATCACCTTGCCCAGTCGTTAACCAAAGCAACGAAACCCCAGTTTCAAGAGCGCACTGTATAACCCATTCAGCAGGGAAGCTGTCTCTTAAGTATCTGTTTGCCATGGTGCTTTTTGAAACGGAAAGATGGTCACACAACTGCTGTCGAGAGCTGAAGTTATAAGCCTTAATCAGCCTATTGATAGCTTCACGCCCTCCACTGTCATTACCTACCTTGATGGATCTCATAAGCAAAACCCTTGACGTATATAAAATGTGATCTTAGTATTCACTTAAGGTTTGAAAAGCAAACCTTAACCCTATAAAACGAGATAAATCGAAACCAAACTAAGAGATACTGCACTATGAGCACTGATATTTCAATTCGTGTACCAAAAGAGATGGCTACGCCTGCAGAGTTCGCTGAATGGGAAGGTATCTCCCGTGGCTCTGTTTACCAGAAAATTCACCATGGTCAGCTTGCTAAGTACATGGTCAAGAAAGAAAAAAACAAAGGTCGCGTAAGTCTGCGTTACCTGATGTACAAAACAGACCAGGTTCGTGAATCCCTCGGTCATTCCAACTTTCGCGTCATTGTTGGTCAGTAAGTTCAATTATGAGAACTTTTTGAGAGGGGCGCATGTTTGATTATAAGATTTCCAAACATCCACACTTTGACGAAGCCTGCCGGGCTTTCGCACTGCGTCACAACATGGCGAAGCTGGCAGAACGTGCAGGAATGAATGTCCAGAAGCTGCGCAATAAGCTGAACCCGGAGCAACCGCATCAACTTACGCCGCCGGAGATCTGGCTGCTGACTGATATCACAGAAGACTCAACGCTGGTTGACGGTTTTCTTGCTCAAATCCATTGCCTGCCGTGCGTGCCATTGAATGAAGTGGCAAAAGAGAACCTGCCGCATTACGTCATGAGTGCAACTGCGGAGATTGGGCGTGTAGCTGCAGGCGCAGTATCTGGTGATGTGAAAACCAGTGCAGGCCGCCGCGATGTGATCAATAGCATCAACTCTGTTACGCGCCTTATGGCACTCACTGCAGTTTCATTGCATGCGCGTTTGCAGGCTAATCCGGCGATGGCAAGCGCAGTAGATACCGTGACGGGCCTCGGCGCTTCGTTCGGCCTGATCTGAGGTGGTTATGCTGACTAAAGAACCATCTTTTGCATCACTGCTCGTTAAGCAAAGTCCTGCAATGCACTGCGGTCATGGCTGGATTATGGGGAAGGATGGCAAGCGCTGGCATCCGTGCCGCTCTCAGGATGCGTTGCTGGCTGAGCTGTCCACTAAAAATCAGGGGAAACCATGGCTATTGAAGGCGATGCTGCGACTGTTCCGCTAAGCGCTGGCCTCCGTCTTAATGGGTTAAACCACATCGCGGAATTAAGGGCGAAAGTGTTTGGCTTAAATATTGATTCAGAACTGGAGCGCTTTATTAGCGATATGCGGGACCAACGGGATATTAACCATGAGCAGAATAAACGCGCACTAGCCGCAATATTCTTTATGGCAAAGATTCCGGCGGAACGTCATAGCGTCAATGTTAGTGAGCTGACGACTGACGAAAAGCGGGAGTTGATTAAAGCAATGAATCATTTTCGTGCAGTGGTGAGCTTATTTCCCAGACGGCTAACTATGCCGAATTAACCAACTAATGAAATTAATGGCGTAAACCCGCCGGGCATCCCTTTATCTAAATTCAGGAGAATTGATTATGCGTAATATTGAAACCCTCACGACTAAAACCGGACCGGATGACGCAGGGCTTAATATTTTACTGACAGAGGCTCGTCTGGAAGAATGCCGGGCAAGGGCTGAAGCAATGGCAGCTCGCCTTGATAGCCTGGCGTGTCATATCACATCCCGCCAGCTAAACCACGTCGAAGCGGCAGAACTGCTGCGTGTGACTGCTAAAGCAATCCAGAACGAAGCGCAGGAGATCCACTAATGGCTGATGCAATGGATCTCGTACAGCAACGCGTTGAAGAAGAACGCCAGCGCCATATCCGCGCTGCCCGTGCCAAAACGCCGGGCGTGTCCCGCGTGCTTTGCATTGAATGTGAAGCGCCAATTCCGGCAGCACGACGCCGCGCCATTCCTGGAGTGCAGCTTTGCATTACTTGCCAGGAAATCGCAGAGCTGAAAGGCAAACATTACAACGGAGGTGCTGTATGACAAGGGCAGTGCGTATCCATCAATTAAAAATTGCACCTAAGTATTTCAACGCTGTGGTTGCAGGTCAAAAGACGGCTGAACTTCGTAAAGACGATCGTGGCTATAAAGTTGGTGATGTTCTTTCTCTTTGCGAATGGAAGCATGGCGTATTTACGGGTAGGGAATGGGCCGCTGTTATCTCTCATGTACTTCCGGTTAATGACGTCATGGCAGTTTCAGAACAATGGGTGATGCTATCAATTCGCCCATTAACCCCATTAGAAGCTTTAGGATATGTTATTGCAGGAGGTACTGTATGAGCACCATCCTGAAATGGGCGGGAAATAAAACCGCCATTATGCCAGAACTGAAAAAACACCTTCCTGCTGGCCCGCGACTGGTTGAACCTTTCGCGGGTTCCTGTGCAGTGATGATGGAGACGGATTACCCCAGCTATCTGGTTGCGGATATTAATCCTGATTTAATCAACCTCTATAAAAAGGTTGCCGCTGATTGTGAATCGTTTATATCTCGCGCCAGAGTTTTATTTGAGAACGCAAACAGGGAGATGGATTATTACAACATAAGGCAGGAGTTTAACTGCTCAACTGAAATTACTGATTTCATGAAAGCGGTATATTTCCTGTATCTCAATCGCCACGGTTACCGTGGGTTATGTCGCTATAACAAGAGCGGGCATTTCAACATTCCCTACGGTAATTATAAAAATCCGTATTTCCCTGAAAAAGAAATTCGCGCATTTGCAGAGAAAGCCTAGCGGGCAACGTTTATCTGCGCGAGCTTTGATGAAACGCTGGCGATGCTGCAGGTGGGGGATGTGGTGTATTGCGATCCGCCTTATGACGGCACGTTTTCCGGTTATCACACTGACGGCTTCACTGAAGATGACCAGTATCACCTGGCATCCGTTCTTGAACATCGGTCATCAGAAGGACACCCGGTCATTGTTTCTAACAGTGACACATCCCTGATCCGTTCGCTGTATCGCAATTTTACTCACCACTACATCAAGGCAAAACGCAGCATCGGCGTGGCAGCTGGTGAGAGTAAATCTGCAACAGAAATCATCGCTGTTTCCGGGCCGCGTTGCTGGGTTGGATTTGATCTTTCGCGTGGCGTGGATTGTTCTGCCGTGTACGGAGTGCGTGCATGAGCCATGCTGACATGAACAACTGCAGCGGCTTTAACGAGGCCGCCGCAGCATTCTCATGGAGCAGCCCGAAAAAGGCCATTAACCCTTATCTGGACCCGGCGGAAGTTGCGCCGGTTTCTGCTCTTTCAAACCTGATCACTCTGTACGCTGCCGATAACGAGCAGGAACAGCTGCGCCGCGAGGCACTGAGTGATCAGGTCTGGGAACGTTATTTCTTTAATGAATCCCGTGATCCTGTCCAGTGCGAAATGGAGCAGGATAAGCTCATTAGCCGGGCAAAGCTGGCGCATGAACAGCAGCGTTTTAATCCGGACATGGTCATTCTGGCGGACGTCAACGCCCAGCCTTCTCATATCAGCAAGCCTCTGCTGGAGCGGATTAAATACTTCCATAGCCTGGGCAGGGCTAAAGCTTATTCCCGCTATCTGCGCGAAACAATCAGGCCTTGTCTTGAGCGGCTGGAGCGCGTGCGTGACAGCCAGGTGTCTGCGTCTTTCCGGTTCATGGCGAGCCAGGACGGGCTGGAGGGGCTGCTGGTTCTGCCTGAAATGAATCAGGAGCAGGTCAAGCGCCTTTCCACGCTGGTTGCGGCACATATGAGCATGTGTCTTGATGCGGCTTGCGGTGATCTGTTTGTCAGTGACGATGTTAAACCAGAAGAAATCCGCCAGGCATGGGAAAGGGTTGCTGCAGAAGCCATGCGCCTTGAGGTCATCCCGCCTGCCTTTGAGAAGTTGCGCCGCAAAAAGCGCCGCCGCAAACCGGTGCCTTATGAACTGATCCCACCGTCGCTGGCGCGCATGCTGTGCGCGGACTGGTGGTATCGCAAATTGTGGCAGATGCGCTGCGAGTGGCGGGAGGAGCAGCTGCGCGCCGTCTGCCTGGTCAACAAGAAAGCGTCCCCGTATGTCAGCTATGAAGCCGTGATACACAAACGCGAGCAGCGTCGCAAATCGTTGGAGTTCTTCCGCTCGCATGAACTGGTCAACGAAGACGGTGACACGCAGGATATGGAAGATGTGGTGAACGCCAGCAACAGCAACCCGGCGCACCGCCGTAATGAAATGATGGCCTGTGTTAAAGGGCTGGAGCTGATCGCGGAAATGCGTGGAGACTGCGCCGTGTTCTATACCATCACCTGCCCGTCACGCTTCCACGCAACCCTCAACAACGGCAGACCTAATCCGAAATGGACCAGCGCCACGGTCCGGCAGAGCAGTGACTATCTGGTTGATACATTCGCCGCTTTCCGCAAGGCCATGCACAAAGCCGGGCTGCGCTGGTACGGCGTCCGCGTTGCAGAGCCGCACCATGACGGCACTGTGCACTGGCATCTTCTGTGCTTTATGCGCAAAAAAGACCGTCGTTCCATCACCGCGTTGCTGCGTAAGTTTGCCATCCGTGAAGACCGCGAGGAGCTGGGCACCAATACCGGACCGCGCTTCAAGTCCGAGCTAATCAACCCGCGCAAGGGCACACCGACAAGCTACATCGCCAAATACATCAGTAAGAACATCGACGGGCGCGGGCTGGCTAAACACATCAGCAAAGAAACCGGCAGATCACTGCGTGACAGCGCCGAGCATGTCAGCGCCTGGGCGTCACTTCACCGTGTCCAGCAATTTCGTTTCTTTGGTATTCCGGGGCGCCAGGCATACCGCGAGCTGCGCTTGCTGGCTGGTCAGGCGGCGAGAGTACAGGGCGAACGCAAAGTGGGTGCGCCGGTACTGGATAACCCGCGTCTGGATGCGGTACTGGCAGCTGCAGATGCGGGTTGCTTTGCCACCTACATCATGAAGCAGGGCGGTGTACTGGTTCCCCGCAAACATCACCTTGTCCGCACGGCTTATGAGCTTAACGACGAACCGAGCGCCTACGGCGATCACGGTATCCGTATCTATGGCATCTGGTCTCCGATTGTAGAGGGCAAGATTTGCACGCACGCGATGAAGTGGAAAAAGGTTCGTAAGGCCGTTGACGTTCAGGAGGCGGCAGCCGACCAGGGCGCTTGCGCCCCTTGGACTCGTGGCAATAACTGTCCCCCTGTTGAAAATCTGAACAAATCAGGAGGGGATTTACCTGATATTAAAACCATGGATGAGAGGGAACTGGGGGATTATCTCCACAACATGAGCCAGAAGGAACGGCGGGAGCTTACAGCCAGGTTAAGACTGGTGAAACCGAAGCGGAAAAAAGCATACAAGCAGGAGATTTCGGAACAGCAGCGCCTTCAGCTTGAGGCAGAACTGAGTTCCAGAGGGTTCGATGGCGGCGAGTCAGAAATTGACCTGCTTCTGCGCGGTGGGAGTATTCCATCAGGAGGAGGGATGCGTATTTTTTACAGAAACTATCGTCTACAGGAAAATGATAAATGGCGGCAGTGGTACGGCTGACGCGGTTTTAACAATTTGTGCGCTATTGATTAGCATCAGATCCATTCAACTGACTGACAAAAAACAGTTTTACATTTCTCATTATCCATTATACTGTAATTATAAACAGTGGATATATATACAGTTATTATATGTCCGAGGTAGTGATAGGAGGGAAAATGCAGGATTATCTTTTGGAGTCGTTGAAGCTCCAGCGCATTGATTTTTTTATCAAGCTTGTAGCGGCTAGTGAGTGCAGCGACGAAGAAAAGCGGCTGGCTATCCAGTGGGTGTCCGAACTGACCGACGAGTTGATGGCGAAAATCCGCAGCCATGAATACAGCCGGTCGATGGACGTAACCAGTTAAGGGGAATCTTTATGCGCATTGAAATAATGATCGATAAAGAGCAGAAGATTAGCCAGGCTACACTGGACGCCCTTGAATCCGAGCTTTACCGTAATTTGCGCCCTCTGTATCCAAAAACAGCAATTCGTATCCGCAAGGGTAGTTGAACTGAGCGAGTTAAAACTGGATGAAGACAAAAAGCGAGTGATGGAAATTATGCAGCAGGTATGGGAGGACGACAGCTGGCTGCATTAGCGAACGTTGCGGACGATAAAACTGGTTTTTACCGTCCGCAAGGTTGAACAACGAGCTGGGCGAGGCGTTAGGTTTTTTATGACCAAGTGTCACATAATCATCTGGATCTGCTCGTTTTTGAGCTGGCTGATTTTCTCGCGTAACTTTATTTTCTCATCTGCTTTTTCTAAAGCTGCTGGTGACATGCAGTCAATCAAGCCATCAAGATGCTCTGGAGACTTGATAATAAAAAACCTTTTGGATTTATTAACAAAAACAACAGAGCATTTTTTGCGTTTAAGTAGCTCAATCACATTACTTAGAGTGCCAGTGCTTTTCGTATCCCACACCATTAACCCATAGTCAGCTTCTTCCGCCATTTTGAGGTCTTTAGCGGTAAAGAAAGCACGAGTTCCAGCCGCATGGCTTGTGTTTACAACACGCACAGGCCATGATCCAAGATTATTGCGTGGTTTTTCTGAGCTACTGAATACTGTGGCTTGTTCACATCCCAGTTCTAACAAAACTCTTTGAACAGATGAATCAACACCATTGGCATCACCAACTACAACGCGAAACCGAGAATTAACAATTTTTTTCAGACGTTCCACGATGAGTGTGTCAAGGTTTTTGATGGTTATTGAACCAGCAACAAATACCGTAGTCATCACTATCTCCAAGTCAAAGCTGCAACATAGATGTTTTTAACCTTAGTATAATCGTTCAGCACAGCACAAGCAGCCTCCATAGATGCGCCAGTGTGGTATAGATCGTCAATGATGAGAACGTTCCAGCTACCATTGTTATCAATAGTGTCATTAACGGAGAATGAATTAGCGATAGCCGCGATTTTTTCTTCTTTAGTATTCAGATTCTTTAATGAAGCACCTCCAGGTGCTTTCAATAAGAGATCATTGAAGCATGGTTTACCGACGATCCTGGCTAGCTCCTGAGCAATTTCAGTAACTGGTTGTCGGGCGCGTGGATTAGACGCAGCCATTGGAACAATAAAACCGACATCACTAAAGTGAGGAAAGGCATTTACTGCGAGGCACTGGGCTAAAGGCTGTACCTGTGACCAATCATCACGATATTTAAGCTGGAATAGGGACTCACCAACTTCTGTTCGTTCGGTTTCGAATCTCATATGTCCCCATTCGTCATGACCTACTGGAACACTGCGGATGCTGTGTTTATCCATCGCAAAGCCTAACTCCCAATTACCATGAATCTGTTTTATGTTGACTTTCATAGCGCACCATCGGCTGTGTAAAAATCCAAAGATTACATCTTGTTATATTTGGTGGAAGTGTGAGTTTTTGTTTTTGTAGGGGAGATCAAATGTTACCCCTAGAAGCTGTTTTTGAAGTGAAAGTTAAGTAACGTAATCATTGCATATCTATGCCGCATGAATCTGCATGATCGGTTAAGGATCGTTTTAGCTAAGGTCCTCCAGGAATGGCGGGCTTTTGCTTATGTCATGCAGGCGCATGAAAACCAGTACATAAAGCGGGCAGGCGTGGCGGGGATACGAGCGCGCGCTCAGCGTCTCACGTTAGGTCCAAAGTCCTTGCAAGCAAAAAAGCTTACCTTTATCTTTCAATTAGAATTGTCTGCAAAAAAGTAAGGAAATCAAATGGCAGAGAACGGCCCTATTGAAGATTTGGCGAAACGCATATCTGAGGATCTATTGAGTCGATTTAAGTGGCAGCAGCATGGCCCCTGCGACCGAGATTTCCTTTGTGATGATGAGGCTAAACATAAGCCTGAAGGTAAGAAGCAGAAGCACACGCATCCTGTAGATGTTGTATTTAGTTATAAAGACCCATATTTAAATAAAGTCATTTATTTAAATACTGATTTAAAAAGTTATAAAGCAGGTTCAATAAATGCTTCAAAAATAGAATCTGCATTGGAGTCATTAGCAAAAACTATTGAATGTGCTCGCTATAGTCCTGAGTGGTCAGAAAAATATAATTTTTCTCAAATTGACTGTGAGGTTCGCGGTTTACTGTTTGTTTTTAATCATGATAATCAGTTGCAGCATGATTTTTATGAGTTTTTTAATCCTCCTAAACCCGCTAAAGGAAGAAGAGATAAGGCTGTCAACTTAGAAAAGATTCCTTTATCCGCAGGTCAGCAAATTCATATAATCGATCCGTTTCTGATTAATTATATGTTGGCAATAACGAATGATATGAATGATTTGATTGCCAAGAAAGAGTTTCCTGATGAAGAATATGGGTTCTATTACCCTCAATTGACTTTTCATAAGGTTGCTGTGACTGAAAAATATCTTCCAGCTACTATAGAAGTCTTGTCGTCACCTTTCATGATTATCAAACATGGTGCTGTTTATAAATTTAACAGAGCTAAAGGTATTGAGGAAGAAGTTTATCCTGAAGGGTTTGTTGTGTATTACAACAAAAAAGGTAATAGCGACAATGAATTCTTTTATTTGTTAGATATTTTGTCAAATTATCAAATTCTTGATGGTATTAATAAAATTAGGATAAGGCTGGCATATCGAGAAAAAGATGAGAGGATTCTTTCCCACTATCAACGGGGAGTTGAAAAATATGCGCATGAGTATGGGTTAGATGAAGAAGCTAAAAAGAGGCTTGAAGATTTAGATGTTAAAGTTGTGTCTACAGTAAAAGAATTTTTCTCTGCAGAAGTTATTTCTTGGGAGCCGAAATGAAAAATATTCACAGCGTAACTGATAAAGCTTTGTATGATGCTTTAAACCAAAAGCAAATTACCCTAAATGAAATTCAAGACCTTTTCTTAGAGAGAGGAACGATTATATGTAAAAAAACTCCTCGAAAAGAATTGGCAAGAAACTATTCTCGAATGACTCATGATTATTACGAGCATCAAAAAATTGCAACCCTGTTAGGTGGCCAGACAAGGACCGAAAAAATTACATGTGTAAGAATTGAGACTGGTATAGATAAGAAAGGTATTATAGACGCGGCAGAAAAACTTAAGAAAGAAATTACCGAGCAGGATGATTATTGTAAAATAATCGTGGATGGGCCGCGAGTTCTGATTAATATTAGATATCTTTCAACTAATTATGGAAAAAGTGATTTCAAACAGGCTATTAATAAAGAGGCATTAATTGAAATTGAGCCTCTTGATGATGGTTACAGTATCCGTCGTCCAGATAATGAAAACCTTGAAGATTACGAGGGGCTTTTACTGGGGCACATCAGCGCTATTCAGAACGAGCAAGCGGATGATAGTAACCTTGATTTAAAATTAAACGAAATTTCACTCTCTCACAATACATCTGCTGATGTTAGAACTTTATTCTTCGATAAATTAATCCGTACACTTGATGGCTATGAGTTACTGGATGTTACTGATGCTTATGTATATCACCCTAAGCCTGAAACTATAGAGGCTGAAGATGGAAACACCGAAACTGGAGTGCATGTGTCTAGGGCATCACTTAAGGGGGAGGGGGTACTTAAATCTGATGAATTAAGTGATCTTTATGATAGAGGATTCTATATCTGGAAAATAAAATGGAAGGTCAAGGAGAACTTGGCAGATCCAGATATATTTGAGCTTGAGGCCCAGTTTGGTGATCCTCTCAATTGTACTAATTTCTCATATTTAGTTAAGGGAGTCAGAAAATATAAGGCAAACGGACAGTTGTACTGGTCAAGTCCAAGTGGACACTTTTAATTGATAATTTTCATACTCAACAGGGCTCACATCCCCGTTAGCTGTATGAAGCCTTTTTACGTTATAATACTTCATGTAAGCCGTAACATCCGCAACCATTTCTTCGTAAGTTGCGTGATGGACTTTTAATATCCAGTCATGCTTTAAGCTTCCAAAGAAGCGTTCAACTACTGCATTATCCCAGCAAGCGCCTGTGTCGCCCATTGATTGCTTTATACCCATTCTGACTAAGGCTTTCCTTAGCTTTTTACTGGTGTATTGCGAACCGCGGTCGCTATGGAAGATAACTCCCTTAGGGTGCTTTCTTAGCCAATAAGCTTGTTGCAATGACTTTAAAACTAAGTCTGTCGTCATGCGTTTACTGATCGACCAGCCAACAATACGCCGCGAATAAAGATCCATGACCACGCTTAAATACATCCAGCCCTGTGCCGTTTTTAAGTAGGTAATATCACCCGCCCATACTTGGTTGGGCCGTTCTGGGTTAAAGTCCATACTGACTAAATTCGGCGCAGCCAAATGACGTTTATCGCGCTGTGTTGTTACCTTGTAAGCTACGCGCTGCCTAACGACAAGGTTAAGCCTTTGCATGATGGAACGCGTTTTATAACGACCAATAGCGAAGCCATGCTGATTCAGTTTTTTCATTAATTCACGGCTACCCAAGCTTTCACGGCTGTCTTTAAAAAGTTGCTTAGCTGTGCGATACAACATCAGTGTATCCTCAGTAATGAGCTGTGCTGGGCGTTTATCCCATGCATAGTAGCCTGAACGACTAAGCCCAAGCGTCTTACAACTTAAGCCTACTGGGTAGCCTTCTTGCCGTGCTTGGTGAATAAACTTAAAGTTTATTTCATTTCCTTGGCGAAGAAGGCCGAAGCCTTTTTTAATATTTCTTTCTCCATGCGCAAACGCTTGTTTTCAGCGCGTAGTTTGCGTAGCTCAGCACGCTCATCATCAGATAGAGCAACACCGCTGGCTTGGTCTTCAAAATGCTTTTTCCAAGCATAAATTTGGTTGGGATTAACACCTACGGCCTGAGCCGCTTCAACCACGCTGTAACCTTGCTCCGTCACCAAGGCAACAGCTTCTTGTTTGAATTCTTTGGTGTAGCTATTATATTTACGTTTCTGATTCATAATCACTCCAAGTCAGACAACTTCTAGTGTCTCAAATTGAAGTGTCTATTTGAATTAGACCAGAACAAGTATTTCAGTAAGCCGCAAAAACTCTCTGGTAGAGAAGCTGAGCGATTCAATAAATTAATTGAAAATAGAGCTTATTCTATTATAATGGAAATCAGCTAATACATCATAAGGAGTGGCTATGTCACAATTAAGATTGAAGTGGATGAGATTGAAAATCAGGACCAGCCCTGAAGCTGTCTTTGATTTTATCAAAAACACGCCTTATTCTGATGCTATTGGTGCTGGTTTTACTAAGTATGAAACCATTCATAATGGTATGACTGCAACTTTCAATAAAAAATCTGTTGTTTTAGAGCCGGTTGCAGATCCATTTGGTGAGGTGTTGGAATTCGAAAGGGTCGTATTTGATCAGATTAGTTTTTCTATCCAAACCCTCAGCAATAAGATATGTTTGTTAACTTTTTACAATCCTCCAAAAACAGTTAAACCTTTTATCGATTTTTTGTCTCAGGCCGAAGGGTTAAATGTTGCTTATGGGAATTTAACCGTAGATCTTAAAGCTTTCATGAGGGTCATTCGAGAAAATTTCGGCGTAAAGGTGTTTGGCATTTCAAAAGTGAAGGTGTCAAATCTTCCTGTTACTGAAAAAACAAGAGCATGTTTGGAATTGAATTCTAGCGGCGATGCTTTGCATGATTTGAAGTTTTTTGTTGGGGATAGTGAATTCAAGCTCGATAAAATAAAAGCTGGAGGGTTTTACCTTGATTCAAAGATTAGTTTTGAATTAACCAGTGGGGCTTCTGCAGTGGTTCCTGATGAGCATTTTTCGATTTTCAATGATGCCATTTCATGTATGGAAATTGATAAATTTTAGGGGCGATGGTGTCATCGTTATATGATGACACCATCTTTATAAAAAAATTAGCTTATGTCGTCGAGTGTATATTTCGCAAATCTAATGACTTCATCCCCTAACCATTCATTGAGTTCTTTAATTCTTTCTTGAAGGGGGATTAATTCATTTCGTACAAACACCCGGCTGGCTTTTTCCACATCACCAAAGCCGCCGGTATTGTTGGGGATGATGCCCATCATCTGCGGCGGAACGCGGTGCGCTGCCATCATGTCATCGCGGCTCACGTTCTTGATGTTCAGAAACTCATCTTTTGCCGCAACTTCCGACAGCGGGATGATCTGGATGCCGTCTTTTTTGCCGTTGGGCGAATACATAAACAGGTTACGGAAGTTGCCCGGCCCTTTGGCGCTTTTCATTGCCTGGCGGATATTGTTCACGTCCTCCTGGTTCTGTGCTGCGTCGGTCATGTACATAATGAAACCTGCGTGGCTGCCGTTGATGTAATACTTCCGGCGGAACAGCGTTGCGGACTCGTTGAGCAGGGTTGACGGGATGGCGGAGAGATAGCCGGGCAGCCCGTAAATCTCCTGGTTAATATCCGGCTCCAGCAGATGAAAGATATTGCCCTGCGTAAATTCATAGGGCTGCGTGGTCAGGCCATACTGCACAAACCAGTAGGTGTCGAGGTCCACGCCTCGCCGTGTGTACTTCGCCAGCGCTGGCTCCAGTGAGAGAACGCCGCCGAGCCGGTTAGTGCGCTTTTCCAGATAGGCGTTACCGAACACCAGATAATCCTGGACGAAACGAGCAAAAGCCTGCTGGCTGAGCAGGCGGTGCGGGATGTAGGTACTGCTGAGAATGTCACGCTTAACGGCAATCGGTGAGCTGTGATGCACGGCGGCGCGATAGGTTCGCGCCAGTCCGTCAAAGCTCACTGGCGGCTCATACCAGCGGTCCATCTGCACGCATTCCACATAGTCCAGCAATTCCCGGCGGTCCAGCACGGGTATCGGGTCGCCAAAGCTGAAAGCTTCTGCAGACATGCCGCTGTTCTGTTGAACGCTCTGATTAGCTGCAGCGCGGTTCTTCTTACTCTTTCCCATCAGAAAATCTCCACAATATTGCTGGTATTGGCGGCTTCGCCCTGCAGCGGTTCGTTAAACAGTGCGTGCATCGTTGCCCATGCCAGGTCTGCGTGGCTGGCTTCTTCGCTGCGGCTGGCTTCGTAGGTGGGGCGGTTCCCGCTGGCAGTAGTGGCGCGGCGGATTGCCATAAAGGACTGCGCAATGTCGGTGTGCCCGGCGTCGAACTCCAGACGGCGGTGGCTGATAATGTCGTATGCCTTGAGCACCAGGGCGTTTTTGACGTTGGGGTTGTAGACAAACTCCCTCACGGCAGGAAAGAACGCTTTCACGTTCTCGTAGACACCGTGACCGACGCCGGTCGAGTCGATACCGATATAGGTCACGTTGTACTGCTGCGTTAGCTTTTTGATGGCGTCAGCCTGGGCGCGGAAGTCCATTCCGCGCCACTGGTGCCGCTCCAGAATGCGGAACTTGCCACCCGGTACAGTAGGCGGGGCCATCACCACGCAGCCCGCGCTGTCACCGTTCTGTGTGCCTTTCGCCGGGTCGTAACCGATCCAGACTTCCCGCCAGCCAAACGGGCGCAACGCCAGTGCCTGAAAATCGGTCCAGACTTCCCAGCTGTCCACCATGCACGCCTGCAGCTCGCTGAGCGGGAATACTGACGCCAGATCGTCAATAAATTCGCACATCAGCAGGTTCTGGTATTCGTCCGGGCTGTACTCCATGCGCAGCTGGTCGAGGTCGAACAGATTACAGCCGCCGCGCACCGCATCCTCCACGGTGACGATCTGGCGATATACGGGCGTTATTGCCAGTTGGCTGCATACCCGTGAACCAAAGAAGAAAGAAACAACGCAGGTAAAGCGACGTCGCAAGAAAACCACCACACCCAAAGCGCTGGAAGCAAAACAGGGTGATTATCTGGTGGGAACGGATGAAAACGTGCTGGTTCTTAATCGTACCTACGCCAACCGGAGCAATGCAGAGCGCGCAGCAAAAATGCAGTGGGAACGTCTGCAGCGTGGGGTTGCATCATTTTCCCTGCAGCTCGCTGAGGGTCGGGCAGATCTCTACACCGAAATGCCCGTAAAGGTGAGCGGCTTTAAGCAGCCTATTGATGATGCCGAATGGACAATTACAACTCTGACGCATACGGTCAGCCCGGATAATGGTTTTACTACCAGTCTGGATCTTGAAGTAAAGATTGATGGTCTTGATATGGAATAA